CCTCCGTAGGATCAGCTCCGCTCTGGATAGCACCAGACGCAGCTCCAAAGTGTGCAATAGCACGCTCACTCTGGGCCGCCTCACGTAACACCCTGCCACGGTTGGAGATGGCTGTTGTGTATGCAGCCTTAGCTTGTGAGAGATACGTTTGACGCAGAACCTTGGGATCCATATCCGCAAGGCCATATTGTCTGGTTAACTTCTGAATACCAATATTCGCTACAGCTGAAAGCTGGGCAGGATCAGAAGCGTCACTTGCGCGGATCTGGGTACCATCTGGGAGGGTAACAATCTCGTCACTTTGCAGGAAAGCCTCAAGATCAAGACCAACCCTTGCGGCAGCCTCATGCGTGCTGATCTTTGTAATACTACGGCTGGCAAGTGCGTTAGCTGAATCTTTAGCAACACTCTCTGCAACAGCCTTGTCCTCAATAGAACTAGCTGCATCACCAATAGCGTATGCCTGGGCATCCTGCTGAGCTTCCACAGCGACAGCATTATCTAGGCGGGGAGCTGTCTGATTAAGACCAGTCAGGAACCCCATAGCATCATCGTTAAGGGCTTGCTCCTGCTGTGCAATCTCCGCCTGTTCAGCCATCTGCCCCATTGTGGACAAGGCTGTCTTGGAGAGGCTTAGCAGACCATTGATAGCTGCATTGTTAGCCTGCATCTTGGCCCTAGCAATACCTTGCTGGGCTTGGAGTATCCCCGAATCTAAGCCCTGCTGACGGCTAAGAGACTTGGTTTGTGTATCAATATCGCGCAGCTCTTGTTGCATACGCTGCCTTTCTTTGCTCGTGTTATCCACGGCTTGAACGGCCTGGAATCCACGAGATTGTTGACGGGGACTGAACGACCCTTCGTACTGTTCTTGATTGTAGATTCTAGCCATTAGACCAATCGTAAGCTGGGATTCCTAATCCAAGATCCTTACCAATACCGACAGGCTTGTCAGCAAAGACAGGGGCTTGTGTAGGTGCAGGGAGCCTTGAATAGGCTTGATTATTTGCAGATTTAGCCTGCTCAGATGCAATATCCATGCCGATAGCAGATTGAGCTTCAGCACTACGGAGAGTGGCGTTCTGCTCTGCTGTAGCGAAGCCAGCCTGGCGTTCTGCATCCAGGGAAAGAAGCCCCACAGACTGACCTGTAGCACCACTGGCCAAGACCTTGCCTTGGGCGCCTACAGACTTGACATAGTTAGCCTGAGCCTGGAAAGCTGCTTTAGCCTTAGCCTCTTGAAGCTTTGCCTGCTCCTGAACGTAAGACTTATTGACTGCGTTGTTGTTGTTCTGCAGCTGCTGTTGATAAGCCTGATTAGCTGCAATCTCTTGTCTGATCTGGCCTTGATGCTGCGCCTGAATCTGTCGATTCTGCTGGGCGGCCTGCTGTTGGGCCTGCTGGAATTGCAGGTCATTCTGCTGCTGGTATTGAGCAGCTTGCATGTTCATACTGGCTTGGGCCTGGGCAATGCTTGCCACAGTCCCGACCATGCCGACAACCTGTGAGGCCGCCGTTAGACCTGCTGCTGGTAAGCACATAGTTTGATAATCTCCAAATAGGGGAGGTTGTTAGGTCCACTCGGAACAGACCTAAGCGCCTTGAACCCGAGCATCTTTAAAAGTTTGTGGTGGAAATGGTTCCTAGCGTCTGCCAGGTTCCAGAGGAGGCGGTAGTTGCGCTGTTCATCAGCTAGCCATTGTTTGGCTTGCCTCACGAACGTGAATGGCTCTTTCTGTACTTCAGGAGTGCAGAGCATCCAGATAATCCCGACACCTTCTTCGGCGTCTGGGACAATGCCTGCCACGCCAGCGATCGTCCCTTCTTTAGTGAAGAAAGCAATCGCAGCATCGCTCGCAAGAACACTGAACGGAACGCCCAGGGGTGTATGCCCTAGGCCTTCCAGTTCTTGAAGATCTTCTGGTCGAAGATTGTTGGCAACTTTGACCGCATCACCCACCGTGGCGGGGCGGTACTGTTTCATCGAATAGGAGAGATTCCTCGATTGTTATATGAACCCTCCCAGCTATATCCAGTGATGGATGAGGGGAAAGGGTCAGGAGCGGTGATCGTCGTTTTGACTAGGTCTCCGCTTGAGAATATAGGTACAGTTATAGTGTTGATCTCAGTCACAGGCGTAGCATCAGCGTCGTAGATGTTTGCTCTAGTCTGCTCAATACTCAGCTCAGAAGTTGGGTACCCAAGCTTGTCTACGCTCACTTGATAGCGGCCTGAGTAGTACAGGTCTAGGTAGAGGAAGGTTACCTGCGGGATGTTCACCCGGTCAGCCCGGCCTTCTTGTGTTGTGAAGATGGCGGGCAGGGTTACCCGACTCTCGTATTGAATGCCGACGATGAAGTCAGATTCAGTCAGGCGGGTATCTACTTCTAGCTGGTTAGCGTCGTTGATCTCTGGGCGGATGAACGTGCCTTTGAAATCACCAGACGTCACAACTAGGTTGTAGACCGCATCTACAAGCCTCAGGGGCTCAGGGACTTCAATGTAGGATGTCTTGTCTGTAGCAGGAGTAAGAGTTAGGTACTCCGACTCCATGTAGATATCCAGAAGCGGGGTGAACTTAGAGAAGCCCACATCCAGCGGAGCATCATCCGGATCATCGATCAACTTAGACCTAACCAGGACGTGCTGCGTTCCGTCATAGAGAACGATATGTGCCAGGTCATCTTCAGTAGCGAAGAGGTGGCATTTGGCTGGGTAGGTCCAACGGGACCAGCCTGCAAGCTGACGCTCTTCTCCATTGTTGAAGAACTTGAAGACATACACATCTTCGGTGTTATCTCCATAGAGGAGCATGTTGTTGTTGGGCATGACCTCACCCCACTCGAAGTTGGGTGGGAGGTACTCGGGGATCACACGCGTGATGTCAGCCACCACAGGACGGTTCTCCACGGAGTCCACAGCCATCTCCAACACCTTGGAGTAAGTCTGGCTCTCAGAGATGAACGAGATCGACACGCCGGAGTTCAGCGGGAGCACCCGTGACCGGTAGAAGTAGTTGCTGATCTCTGTAAGCTTCACAGTAGACGAAGCGAATGCAATTTCACTTGAAGCCAGGAGGAACTGACTGGTCTCTGCAAATAGAATTAAACCTTTTGGGGATCCTACAGCTGCTTTCAGGATGGCAGGTTTTGTTGAGCTAGCCGTCAGGTCAATCGGATCCGCATCAGAGATGGTCAGAGCCGAGACTGAGAAGAAGTTGAAGTAATCACCAGGCTGGCTAAGCACAACCGAGTCCTCAGATAAGAAGCCGAGGCGATTGGCAAAGAAGAACATGTTGGAGATACCACGACCCACAAAGGTAGGCTCGGGGTTGCTCGTCTCATCACCAACTTCACGGGCAGCCCAGCCACCAAACGCTGAATCAGTGTTCAGAGCATCAAGGGTAAATGAGCCATCAGCCTGACGAATCAGGGCGTGAGGCATGGTGGAGGAGTTAAGGTTAGTTTTGATACCAGGAGCCACACACTCTTCCCATGCACCTGCACCTGGAATACCAGGGGACTGGGTCACAAACTTGACGTAGTAATCGTCAGAGTCTGCGCTGTCGGTGTTGTTTACCTTGAGGGTGAATTGGTCGAAGCACTGATCGGGTAGGTCTGCAACGTCACGTGCTGCACCCTTGATAGGAGTCATCGCACTGTTGACTGCGCCACCACGAGCGCCAAGGTTAAAGTCTCGGCCATCAGTCCTGGTGATCTTGATGCAGTTACCTACACCCTCAGCCTCAAAGTCGTCTAGGGAGTTGACACGATTAACCAACTCGCTAACCACATTGCCCAAGTCTAGGGCCCCTGTTTCGGTATCAGTGGGAGTTGTGAATGACACGCTACCAGCACCCGTAAAGGCATAGATAAAGCGCTCGTCAGTCACGCGTACTGTGTAGTTTCTACCGCCCATAGAGACGGTAGTTGTGTCGCCTTTACGCCAGCCTTGTCCACCATTCTGGAGGATGGCATCGACTGTGTATCGGGACACGTAGCGTGCATCAGAGTTGAAGCGCTGGTCTACCCTGGTCACCTTGACCTGAGTACCTTCGTCGCCCGTCAACCTCTTATCGTTGATGTCTTCTTCGGTCCACTGTGCATCCTCTACTTCTGGATACCACTCGACAATGTTACTACCAGACCTTTCATCACGCGTCCACTTAACCTTGAATGTGTCGAAATCTTCTGTAAACGACTCATCCTTGTCAGGTTTTGGGCCAACAAGGCTAACCCGTGTAGCCTTATACTCCGCCGTGTTATCACCTTTTAAGTAGGCTTGGCATTGGGCAACTAGGCGAAAGCTAAGGCCAACCTTATCGCCATCGTCTTTTTGGAAGTTCTGGGCATCGACCAGAGAGCACGAGCCACCATCTTCCACCTCAAACGTGCCCGGTATAACTTCGATACCAGTAGCTGAGTAGACCTTCTGCTGCTGATCATCACCATCTCTGGAGATGTCGATAGCGTAGTTAGTGTTATAGGAGACTTGGTTGATCGTTACCAGGGCTTCATTGTTGGTAACCCTGCTGAGATCAGAGGCCATGGAGACCTGACGCTTAACGTTGCTGATTAGTGTGTAATCAGAGATTGTCAGCTGCTCAATTGAATCTTTATCAGCATCCAGAAAGTAGGTGGATGCGGAGTCAGATATGGTTACGGTTCTCTCTAAGCCATCATTCAGGTCCCACACCCGGATCACCAGGTTAGATTCATTGTAGATAGCAACAGCATAGCGCTCATTGTTATCTCTGAAGATTGGAAACCACCTAGCGGATCTAGGGACATCTGTAGCTAGCTGAGCCACCAACTCTGTGCTAGGACGCTTACGGCATCCAAAGGTGGGGTCTAGATAAACGTTCTCCGCTTCACGTACCTGTCCAGGCAGCTTCACGGGATCGGGTTGTTGTGAAACCCCACCGAGGAGGTTAGGGATCTTTTGTGAAACTGCAGCCATAATCAGTATCTGGAAAGTACGGAGTTTGGACGATAGGTTATTGGGGTGTTCATGTTGTCTGCAGTGCCGAGCATGTTGTAATCACCCTGCTGGGTCTCGTACTCGAGCATTGCTGCGCGGGACATCATCTCCTCACGCTCACCAAACCTGACAGCCTCGGCGGAGCCTACGGAGCGGCCTGCAAAGAGGTTGGCAGCACGCATGGAAACGTAGTTCTGGAAGGCAGGTGGCATGTCATCGAATTCAACCAACCACACCACATCAAACTCCTGCACACCTTCAAACTCATATGAGTGGGAGCGCTTGTTGTATAGCTTCCCGTTACGCTGAACGGTATCGTTGGTTGAATTGTAACCAGCATCAATCTGGAGAACATTATCGGGGATATAGACGCATCCATCAGTATCTGGCATGAATGGATAAGCCCGCTCAGTGTTAAATGTCCAACCCTCAGCCTGGAGGTTATTGGTTACCTCGTCGATCAGGTTTGCAGCCATAGCCACCATCGGGTTGGCGTTATCGATTGCAGTAACTGGAGCTTGACCAATGTTGGACAGCAGGATGTTCACTGCAGCCAGCTTGTTTAATTTAGTAGCCATTTTGTTTCGGGTAATGATGAAACCCGGAGGCCCCGAAGGACCTCTGGGAGTTGTTATCAGGCAGCCTGGAGGGAGCCAGCAACAGACACGCGCAGGGTGTCAGCACCCATGGCGAGTTTGCCCACGATCAGGTCGCCCTGATACTGGACATGGAAGTCACCAGAAGTGGTGTCGATAGAAGGAGCGATGGCCTCAACGGTGCCAGCAGCTTCCTTATGGAACACGAGACCAGCCAGAGAGGTGCAGTCGACGTCGTAGTCGTTCTGCTCACCAGCCACGCTGGTGCTGGAGAGGTCTTGGCCGTACAGGTCGGCGAGCACGTTGGACTTGTAGATCCGGATGCCAGCGATGCTGTAGAGACCCTTGCCGCTGTTCATGTCACCCTGGCTGTTACCGATTTCACGGTTCAGGATGTTGGTGTCAACGGAAGAGATCAGGCTGTAGTACTGGCGGGGGCTCAGCACTGCACAGCGGCCGTCCTGGGGAGCGGAACGCTCGTCGAGAACAGCAGCAGCTTCAAAGAAGCCGTCAACCAGAGCCTGAGCATCGAGAGTCTTGCCAGATCCGATGTTCACCTGGAAGCCGCCGGGCTCACCAGTGACAACGGAAGCTTCGGTAGCGCCTTTGGCCAGCACGCGAGCAATACGCTCGTCATAGTGCAGGGCGAGGGCTTCGCCGATTTGCTTGGAGATCTCAGAGCGGGCGGACCACTGGCTGAGGATCTCGTCGAGGTCGTAGACAAACTGGCTGGAGACCAGGAGGTCATCCATCACGATGGTCTTTTCGTTGCTCTTCAGGCCGTCAGCGGGGGCGATGGCGGTACCAGGGGTGTGGTAGCCAGCGGCCAGCTTGCCGGTCAGCAGGAACTGCTTGCTCTTACCGCCACGGAGGCTGTAGTTGCGGACCAGACCCTTGAAGATGGTGGCGTCGTTGAAAGCGTTGAACACTTCGCCGCTGAACAGCTTCAGGCTGGTTGCGTAGCGAGTGTCGTAGTTCTGGGAGGGCGTACGTGAGCCGTCGGCCACGTTGTTGCCCTGGAAGGCAGAATAAGTCAATGTTCTAAATGAATTAGGAGAAAGATTGTTGGTCGTCTCAGATCAATCCTTTTCAGTGAAAGTTATCCCTCGTAAGGGGCTTCCTCCTACTTCGATATGTTCTTTATTAGACCTAGGTTGTTGCTTTAACTCATGAGTGCCAGATACAAAGCCTCTGGTCGGGGCAATAGGTAGGCAGGGAATCGAACCCTGCTGAGCACCAGCTCTACCAAGCACCCCCGCTTTCCGGGACAGGGGTTCCTTAAACCGTTCCTCCGATTATTAACCGGAAGTACCTGTATTATCAGCCCAGGGTAGGCAGTTGCTTCAGGTAAGACACGCCACGGTAGACGAGTTTGGCCTGACGCACGGCAGCTTTTTGTGCTTTGACGGCTGCGCGGATTTGAACTTGGGTCATTGGATTAAAAACACGACCTAACCCCCGTTCCATGGTTAGGCATCATGCGGCCCGAAGGCTGAACGTACGTGTTTATCAGAGAAGATCTGTCGAGCGTGAAAGCTTGGCCTCAACGTCTGCCCGATACGCCGGGTCAGTGCTATAGCGAGGATCAGAGATTGCACGGCTGAGCTCCGCATGACTACGGAAGCGGTCCTTGGCGGGGGCAGCCTTACGGCCGGTCACCAGGGGAGCTTCGGAGCCTTCAGAGGATTTGTAGCGGTTACTCAGGGCCTCCACAGCAAACTTGACTGCTGCGGTGTTGCCACTCGAGGTCACCTCGTTATACGAGGCAATCTCCTCGGGGGAGAGGTTATTAGCAGCCCAACCAATCATCTCGGTGTAGGCCTCTTCGCCACCCACAGAGTCGTAGATGGACTTGGAATCAACAGCCTGCTGTTGTTGGGCAGCTTGGCTGGCTTGGTTCTTGGAGTAATACTGAACGTACGCCTGGATCAGCTCTTTGCTGTCCATCTTGGAGAGCTCTTCGATGCTGGCTTCATCAAGCTTGCCATCTTTGGCATAAGACTCAGAAGCCCGAGTGAGGGCAGACTCAGCATCAGAGACCTCCTCCACTTCCTCTTCTGTTGAAGGCTCAGCGGGTGTCTCTTCATCACTGGACTCCTCCTCTTTCTCGCCGGAGCTCATCTTCTTTTGCAGCTCTTCGTAAGCCTTCAGGAGTTCATCCTGAGACTTGAACTTGCCACCGATGAGCTCAGGGTTTTCGTTAGAAGCATCAGCCTCGGCATAACGCCGGGCCTTGTCTTCTGCCTGCATCTGGGCGATCTTCTCGCCTTGTTCTAGTGCTGCCGCTTCTGCAGCCTTCTCGGCATCAGAGCGATCTTCGGATGGATCAAATACGGTTGTGGCCATCAGTTGTAAGTGGTTCTAGTTTTACCAACCCCAGGCCGTTTAACCTTAGGGGTTTTGCTGTATTTACCAGCGGTGTTGTTGCTAATACCTGAAACCTTCGGGGCAGGGGCATACTTCTCTTTAGGAAGAGCAGCCTCTACGGGGATAGGTTCCCAGGCTTCATTTGCTGGAGTTGTGGGGTCGTCAGCTCTGAACTGTCCGTCAGGCTTCCGCGCCCGGCGGCGGGCCGGCCGGGGCTTCTTGGGGGTTTCCGCCATCGATCATTTGTTGGGTGAGTGCTTCGCCTGCTGGGCTCTTTGCCAGCTGCCCGGCCTGGCTCATGAGAGATGCCTGCATAGCTTTCTGTTCAGCCTGCTGGCTCTCTTCTGCCATGGTCTCGGGAGACTTGACGAGGTTGAGAGTGTCAATACCACTGGCAGCTGCGAGCCGCTTCATGAACTCAGTGGGATTGATGTATTGCATAAGTGCCTCAGGACCCATGGCTTGACCAATGGTCGTCACGAATTCCATGAGGGCTGCTTTGTCCTGACCACGACCAACACCACCTAGACCTGCGACCACGGTTGGCATCACCAACCCCTTAGGCAGGGACGGCATAGCCTTTGAACGCTGCAGGAGATGCAGCTTGCGGCTCAGATAAGGGGTCAGTAGTTCAACAGTCAGAGACCCAAAGATGTTGCCCAGCTGCTCATTGAGCTCCTGCTGTACGGCCTGCACTTCGGTGGCAGTAGTCCGCTCAGATTGGCGAACGTTAAGGATCAGGAAGGCGTCAGACAGACGTTGCGTCAGGTCCCGGATCATCTCCTGGACAGTACGGAAGTCAGCGGTCTTACCGACCTGGACCACACCAACATCGTCGGGACGGCCTTGAATGATTGCACCGTTACTGGCGGCTGCCAGGGACTGGGCCTTGGTGGTAGCACTAGGGCTAACCATGAACACAACCTTGGCGGCTGCGGCAGAACCTTCGACCATTGCCTGCATCAGGCGTTCGAGGCTCTGGACATCACCGATGTACTCCTCAACGCGAGAGCGGCCATAGCTTTCGCCATCGACCACGTTGAAGCGCAGAGGCATCCAAGGGGTGTGCTTGAGGGGGCTGGTCGACTTGGAGTTAGGGATGATCTTCCCGTCACACTCCTGATGCCAGCGATGTTGTCCGTCCTGCAGTTTCACGCAGGTGTAGACCACAGCGTCGTCGCTTTGGCCTTTATTGGGGCTTGCTCCGGTTACACCGAACTTGGGGCCATCTTCACCGACAGCGTTGGAATCTCCTTCAGGTGTAAGACCTCCAGCATTCTGGAACTCTTTGGGCAGGAGTGACCGATCAACAATCTCTTTGGTGATGATCTCGGTTACTGTTCCATCGCCATCGCGTGCGATGACATAACGATCTAGGGGAAAGACTTTAAGGGCTTTCTTCCCGGCAAAGACTAAGCAATTGCCAGTGACGACCAGATGCTTCATGGCTACCGTCAGCATCACCCGGTCGGATGTCTCCGCGATCTGTTGCATCACGGTCTTCTCCATTTTGGAGAGACTCATGTCGATCTCGGAGCGAACCTCGGGGGTCAGCTCGGGTACTTCCATCAGCTCAGCATCATTGATCTGCAGCTTGAAGAAGCTCGTATTGATTGGGAAGAGGGCCAGCATCAACTTGGATGCGAGCACATT